GCGGCTGAGGTAAGAGTAATGCTTGTGCCGTTGGTGCCCGTAAAGTCTGTTCCCCAATCAAGAAGAAGACCATTTAAAAATACAGCAACCTTTGGAGGAGAGCCAGTAGTATATGCAAGTGTTGATCCATTTTGATCTGCACCACTAAAGACAGTGGTATTAGATGTTACTGCATATTCGTATATATTGAATGTATCTGCTAGATTATTTGCACCAATTTCAACAATGGTTTCTGTACCACTTACATTCTTTTTAAGGTATAATTTACCATCGTAAGTGTTTATGGCTAATTCGCCGAGTGCTAATGCAGATGTTGTTGGAACGGATCCGCCTGTTGCGGATCTTCTTAATTTGACTGTCTGGCTCAATTTTGGCCTCTCCTATTTGTTCAATCTCTATATAGAGCTTATAAAATTATATTAGGTTTATATAAACCTTTATTCTATTTATAACAACTAGGAGAGGAGTTTAGTATGTTCCACCATCAATAATTTCAGAAGCTACTGGAACGCCTGAGGAATTAAATTGAATTAATTTACCTTGAGTACCTGTTACAAAGTTAATACCTGATCCTGTAACAACCATAACTGAGTTATTTGTTACAGAAGTTAAACCAGTACCACCTTCTGAAATAGCAAGTTGAGTTCCTAGTGTTAATGCACCGGTAACATCTAAGTCATCTGTGACTTGGACTGTACCGCCAGCAGAATCAAGAATTAAATTACCCGACCCTGTACTAATCTCGTTAGTACCGTCAATCGCAATTTTAATATTGTCTGCATAAAGACCACCGAATGCTGCATCTGACCATGGTGTTGAAGCATTCTCGCCTCCACTAAAGTCCTCATCATTGGTAAATACAAATCTTTCGGTTTGGATATCAAATCCAAAGAAACCTTCTTTAACAGCAGAACCATCGTGCCACTTAAATCTGATACCTCTATCAATACCGTCAGCAGTTGAGGTATTGTCTGCCAATACTAAGACTGGATCATCTAATGAGATATTAGTAGAATTTACTGATGTTGTTGTACCGTTAACAACTAAGTTACCACCAACAGTTAAATTACCGCCAGTAGTTACTGAATCAGAAGTAGAATCACCAAGGACGACTGTGCCATTAACTGTCAAGTTTCTTGTTACAGTAGCATCTCTTGTTACAGATAAGTCTTGACCGATTGTTACATCGTTAGGTTGTGAAATTTGTAAAGTTACATCAGTACCTGTTTTTGAAACCTCAGTAACAATTTCATTTGCTGTCCCTTTGATATATAAATCATCATTAAGGAGGTCAACATTTTCTGTGTCTGAACCGTTACCAGCATCAATAGTAAGCTGAGTTGCAACGTTTACTGTATCTGCTTGTGTTAACCTACCTTGTTGGTCAACTGTAAATCTAGGAATAGATGTAGTAGAACCATATTGCCCAGGAGTTACCGCGGTATCATCTAGGTCAATTTCAATACTATTACCGGAACCTGTGGTTGTGATACCAGTATCACCACTAATTGTTAATGTTTCTGAATCCAAGTCAATGGATAATGCACCGCCATTGTCGCCCTGGAAGTCTAAGTCTTGGGCTGTGACCTGAGCATCTACATAAGTTTTAACAGCAGCTGCCGAGATAAGTTGAGCATTATTTGGTGTTCCAGGCATTGATGTTTCAATACTTGTAACAACCTGACCACTACCACCCGTTGTTTCTAATGCAAGGTTTTGAATATTTAATTCTGTAATGTGTTTATTGCCATCTACAATTAATGCAGCATTAGCTGTTGTTTCACCATGTACATGTGATAATAGGTTAGTAAAATACTTACCACCGATAATATCAATCGAAGAAGCGACACCACCGCTTTCTGTACCCGAACCGATATATAATCGTTCACCTGCTTGTGCCTGACCCTTTGAAGTTTGTTCATAAGAGTATGCAAGTTCACCTGTTTTTAGATTACTAGGGGAGTTGGTGTTAGATCCCGTAGATAATATTTTAATTCTTGTTAAATTCGACATACTAGTATGTGCCTCCAATTATGTTCAGATTTTCATTTTCAATCTGAGTTGTAATTTTATATTCGCCAGCGGTACCATCATAGATCATTACTGCTCCATCTGATTGTCCGGCAACATTTACGTTTTGCAAGTCACCGAGAGTTAAACCGCCTGCACTCACCTTAACAGTTTGTGCAACAATTTCATTCTGGCCGGTTTTCTTACCTTTTATCTGATTAGTCTGCCTAATCTTTCCTCTAATAGCCATTTAAGAAGCCCTCGTTACTCCTGGTGTTACCTCTACTTGTCCTTCAACGACCCTGGTTACAATTCCACCAGCATCAGTAATTTCAACATCATATACATACCTTCCTGCCTTTAATGCATTTGTCTGCACTGGAGTTAAAGATATTGATACCGTGCCTTCTGCCGTACTCGCAACAGCAGCAGTAAAATCAGTAGCCGTAGTTGAACTATATGTTCTACGCATCTGACCGGCGACAGTATATCCATCTAAGTCTAAAATGTTACCTGAATTATCTGTAACATCTATTTCTGCCTGAAAAGTAGTTCCCTGGTCAATAACTATGTTAGATATAATTGCCATTTTATTCCTTACCTACCTATTTATATCTTTTAGGGCCTCAATTTCTGCCCTGAGTAATTTATTTTCTTCTTTTAATTCTTTTATTGCTTCAATAAAGAGAGCAGATAGTTGGTTATAATCTACAACTTTATGCGTATCATCTTCATTAAGTGACTCAACATCTTTTACTGCAGATGGTAATACTTCTTCAACATTCTGAGCGATAACACCAGCAGATGCCTTGCCATCTTTCTTCCAATCAAAAGTAACACCATTTAATTGTGATACCTTTTCTAAGGCCCCATCAACTACTTGAATATTATCTTTTAGTTTTTCATCGGAGGTTATATTGCTCGAATATGCAATAATATCTCCGGCTGCCTCGAATGTTCCAGATGATGTCATTCTAAATTCAGTGACCCCACCAGATTTAAAATCACCATAACCAGTGTTTGATGAATCAAACGATAAATAACCACTACCAGTTCTACCCACTGAATAGATATTATCAGTTTGATCGGATTTTAGTCTAACTGTTCCTAAATTAGAAATATTATTTACAGATGTATCAAATGAATCTAGCCAGAACATAAGGCTCATTTCATCTGTTTTAGAAGCTGCTGTCATATCTGTACCACCGCCGCCGGTAGAACTGTATGTACCTAATTCAAATGTTGAGAATGCATTTTGGTTAACTTCAGCACTATTTTCGATGCCAGTAAGTTTATTATGAGCACCTACTGTCATTACACCAGGACCGTTAGCATCTGCAGAAGGTAAATCAACATTATTACCTGTAGATGATGTTACTGTTAAAACACTGGCTGTTCTGGTCCATGAAAGGTTTGTTCCAACATGAGGTGCAGTATTTCTAAATTTAACAGCTTTATTAGTATCGTCAATATCAATGTCAATACCAGTACTCTCAACAAAGTCTACTTCAGTTTTATTACCTGTTATATTTACTGTTCCTGTGTCTGACCAAGCATAACCACTATCACTACTAACCACTTTTATTCTATCAATAGTAGGTTGAGATGAACCTCTATCATTATTAGTAATTGTTAATTGTCTATCGGCAGTTTTTTCTACCTCAATACCACTGCCTTGTTCAAAGTGTAATGTCTGGCCAGAACTAACTGTACCGGTTTCTGAACCATTACCTTCCATAAAGGTCCAAGAACTATAATTATCAAATGTTGGTTCATTGATAACATCAGACCAATCAATATTAATACCTGATAATAATGTTGTACTTGGATTATACCTTAAGTGAGAATTATCAGTATCAATATAAGGTCTTTGATAACCACTGCCGTTAGTAGCACTAAACAATATTTGATAATTTACATTATCATTTTTTTCATCAACATTAACATTATTAGCATTTGTGACTGTTTGGATATCCTTAGTGCCAAGGCTAGTAATATGACCGTATGTATCAAGAGCAATATCTTGTATAACAACATTACCAGTATTATCACTTGAAAGCTGAGTTGATGTGTCAGCATGGTCTATAGTAATATTTGTATTGCCTGACTGGTTTGCAGTAAATGAGCCTATATTATTGTCAGCTGCAATACTCAAGCCCATTGCATTTCCAGCAAAGAGTGTAAGAGTTCCATTACCCACTGAAATTGATGCACTAGTTCCACCAGTTACGTGACCAAATTCATCGAATGTTAAATCTTGTATAAATGTATTACCAGAATTATTAATATTACCAAAGTCAGATGTATTTGCGTGGTGAATAGAGAATCTATCACCCGAAACGTCATCAACAACTAATGTGATTCCACTGTTACCTGCATCGATGATTAATGTATCGTTGTTACTATCAGCAACCAAGGTTCCTAAACTACCATGTGCAGCATTTCTTAATTGTACATTCTTAAAGATATTTTGAGATGAACCTCTATCTGTATTTGTAAAGGTTAATACATCATCAGCAGTAAAGTTGACATCCATACCGGTGCCTTCTTTAAACCAAAGTGTATCATTTTGTGTAATTGAGTAAACTGTACCATCATGGTCTTTTGCATTCCATGATCTGATAAATCTGTTATCTAAATTTGCAACATCAACAGATGTAACATGACCAAAACCGTCAACTGTAAAGGCCTGAACAACATTGCCGCCTGATGCAGTTCCTTGTTGACCCGAAAGTGATGAAGTATCTGCGTGACCATATTCAATCGTTGAACCACTTCTTGTTACTGTTAAACCAGCAGCTTGATTAAATGTTACAGTCTCGGTACTTGTAATATCTTCAGTACCAGCAATTCCTTCAGCAGCTAATTTCCAATTGTCATAATCAGTTTGTTCTGTAATAATATCATAGTATGATCCGTTTGATGCCTGGGCCTGCCAAGTATCAGAAGTTTCGTTCCAAATTAATGAACGGTTGGCAACACTACCCCTTTCTATTTCAAAACCAGCATTCTGTGTTGGTGTACCAGTTTCATCGGCATTTAAAACAATGATGTTATCGCCAATGTTGACCTGGTTTGAATTTACCTGAGTTGTAGTACCCGATACCGTTAAGTTGCCTCCAATATAAACATCTTTAGCAATACCAACACCACCCGCAACTCTTAATGAGCCCGATGTTGTGCTTGTAGATTGAGTAGTACTTAGTACTCTTAATGTGCCTGGAGCTCTTAAATCATTTGGTAAACCAAATTCAACCTCATCATCTTTGGCCTCTGTTACAATCTGATTTGCAACTCCATCAAAGTGTAGAGTTTCAGTTGCAAGATTTATTTTTTGATGACCAGTGCCGCCACTATTAGTTTCTGCACTAAATGTTAATTCTGTAACAATGGCAGCAGTATCAGCAGCCGTTATTCTACCTTTACTGTCTACTGTGATTACAGGGATAGCAGTTGTACTACCATATTCTTGTGCAGTAACACCTGTAGTTTTTAATGCAAAGTCAAAGTTTTGATTAGTTGAATCCCAGGTGGCATTTAAATCTGTTTCTGTATTATTAGATATTAAATCTTGAGCATTATAGAATGTTACAATATCGGCAGTAAGGGCATTTCCACTATCGTCAATACCTACTGCCTGCCAAGCTCTATCTGGCTTAGTAGAAACATTACCTTCGTTCCACTGAATTTTAGCATCGAGTGTTGGAGATGTTGCACCACCAACACCACTACCAATATCAATCGCGCTTCTATCAACTTCAATACCTTCTGTACCGGCACTAGAAGCAAGAGTAATAAATGCTGTATCAAAGGATAGAGATGAACCAGCACCTCCGCCAATTAACAGTGTACCATCAATGTCAAGAGTTGCACCATCAGGAATTGTGAGTGTGTTACCTGTAGTGAATGCAATATTCTGATTAAATGTTTGTGTTCCTGTTGTCCCGTTTGTGGTTATTGTTCTGATTACAGTATTATCAACTTTTATACTATCAGCAAGAACAGTAATACCACCATTTGTTGCACCAACAACTCTAAGTGTTCTATCAGCTTGTAAAATGCCACCACCTGTTAAACCTGCACCAGCAATAATATCTGTATCTGCAATCTCTTGTATGGCCTCAGAAATATTAGTTGCCGCAAGACCTGTCCAAGACCTTACATTATCAATTGGTGATGTGGCACCATCAATTTGGTTTTGTAATTTACCGATATCTGTATCGTTATTGACTACACCAGTTTTTAGATTATCTAAGGTTCCAGCAATTGTAGTAGAACCATATGTTCCAGTATTATAAATGTCTGAATCACCGATTGCAGTATTAAGTAAATTTACAGCAACTGTTAAGTTTGCTGCACCCACAGCCTCGGTATCGGTTCCTGTAATAACACCACTACCGATCGTTGTACCTAATTCAACAATTGCACCACGAACATCACCTGCAGCAATATTAGCACCGGCACCCCATGTTACATAGTTATTAGTTGTACCTCTTAGAGCAGTTTCAAGCTCAAGGATTGCAGTTGATACAGTTGATGCATCAGTACCCATAGCGGCAGAAGTAATTGTTCCTAATTCTGCATCATGTTCATTAATACCACCAATGACTCCGTTTACAGAAGAAGTAGTTAAAGTATAATTAGCTAAGGTTGTACCCCTTAACGCGACTTCTAGTTCATTGATACCACCGACAAGATAGTTGGCAGATGTATTAAGTGTTACAGACCCCGCAGTATGAATATCAGCATATACAGCATTTAATCCGTCACGTATATTATTACCTGCAGTTACATTATAATCAGAATTTGCACCTCTTAGGGCGGCTTCTAATTCATTAACTGCACCTATAACACCATCTGATGTATTAGTTGTTCCAAGAGTATAGTTACTTAAATTACCCCTTACTGCAGTTTCTAGTTCATTAACACCACCAACTAAATAATTAGCATTTGTACCTAAAGTCACACTACCTGCTGTGTGAATATCATCATAGATTTCATTAATAGAATCTAAGATAGAAGTTTTATCAGCAGTTTTTAAATTTGCAAGAGTTCTTTTTGATCCACCCTCTACATTAAATAAGTCTGCTTCATGTTCATTGATAGCAGCTTGTAAATCAGTAGCAGTAGTATTTAGATTTTCTACTGTACCGATGTCGTCTTGTAATTCGTTAATCGCGGTAACTAAATCAGTTGCGATAACTTTAATATCATCGTTAACACTTAATGTAGAATTAAATTCAACAATATGTCCAACAGTTTGATCAAATGGTATAAATGCCGTATGTTGTGCACCAGCAACTTTGGCCTGCGCAGCAGTATAACCTAAAATTCTAATTTGTGCACTAGCACTATATGTTCCAGTGTGCGACTTTATATAAAGGTCAGATGTACCAGCATGATAAACTGTACCATGCCATGATGCATTGTCTTCAACTTCAGTTAAAGTACTTCTATTAGCACTATCTTGATAAACAGTAGAACCTTCAGTAAACTTAGTTAAATCAGGACTTCCTGTTAATACAACTCTACCTGTAGCATTAGGAATATGATAATCTGCAGCTGCAAGACCTTGAGTTAATTCAGTTGAACCATCTAGTACTCTAATTGCTGCTTTATTATATGATTCCGAAATTAATCTTAAAACATTAGCATTTGCAATAGATGAACCACCAACACTTAAATCAAGTGCAGGATTAAAATCACCTGTAGAATTTTTTACTAGGATTTTTGGTTTATCGTCAATGGTAACAATAGACTCGATAGTTGCAGAATAACCACCTGTTTGTCCGACACCAGCACCAGCAATGAACGCACTAGGAATACTTGTACTATCTGCAAGAATAACATAACCAGCAGTATTATCAATAGTAGTATCTGTTATTAATGGAAAGACTTGAGTCTTTGTATTATCATCATCACCATCAATGATATTTAATTTTAAACCTGAAACGTTATCATGTTTAAATACCTTATCTGTTAACCTAGAATCTAATCTATCATCAGCTCCAAGGTTTAGTGAGACTTCATTTGACTTTTGTCTCCACTCCTCGAATGTATTAGATTTTAAAATTTTAATTTCGTTATCGGCCATTATTTACCACCTAAATTTTTTAATAGTGCTTTAATTTCTGCAATGTCATTTTTCATTTCGGCAAGTTCATCTGATTGTTTATTTCTCTTAGCTATTTGAGATAATCTTTGATTATATGCCGTCGTGTTATTATTTATAACGGCATGATTTGTTAAATCTCTTTCTAGGCCAAAATTGTTATCTATTTTTATTTTATTCATTATGTTGTCGCAATTGCCCTAAAGTCTCTAATAGTTGGAATGTCTGTACTTCTTACACTTTTTAATACAACCTTAATACTGAATTTACTGAAAGGAGTATTTAAAGTACTGAAGTCTTTCTGATAGTGAACCTCTGAATATACACCATTACTGTTTGTTGGTACTATTTGATCTGGAGTCATTTCAGCCCAATCAAGAGCATCAAAATCAACATCAGAGTTATCTGTGATTTTATACCAAACTTCTATGTCAGAGTTCTTTGGTTTATTTGCATTTATATAAACATCTAATACATTAGCATCAGTATTAAGAGTTACTTGTTTAGTAATATATTTAGCAGCTGCAGATGAACCGGTACCAGAAGATTCAGCAACGTAAGTACTGTAATTTGCTTGATGTTCCTCAGGACTGTTAATTCTATTTTGAATAGTAAATAATGATGTTCTATTTAAATCAATTACAGGTGAGAGGTTTTCTTTACCACTATTAGATAATACACATCTTAATTTAAATGGTTTAGAACCTAAACTTTTAAATGCTTCATTTCTTTCTGATGCAATCATATATGGTTTTTCAAACTGAGTATTTTTATTGGCCAAAATTTCTTGTTCATTATCATATGTGTAAAATGATTGACCTGAATCATTCTGTCCATCTTGTGAATAACCAGTTAAACCACTATGGAAATATTTAATTCCTGCTTTATCAAACTCAATGGTAGAAGCATTTATTTTTAATACATCATACATCTGATTTTCAGAAGCAGTTACAGCAGTACCACCTCCTCTAATTCCTAGTGAAGTTGCCTGACCTGTTACTGTAATAGTATATGAATCAAGTTCAGCATCATTTACTGTATGGTTACCGTTAAGTGCTGACGCCACAATACCATTTACTGTTCCCGAAACACCTGCAATAGTTACCGAGTGATTACCATCAACTCCATACATACCATGGTTTTTATGAATCACTCTAATTCTACAAGTTGACCCTGTAACATTTTGTTCAAATACTAATGGATTTAATCCTAGTGTTTTTAGAGGCACTGCATCATTTACAAGATTAACTTCTGCAGAGGAACCAGTAAATGAAGCTCTATTTAATTTAAATTTAAGATCTTTATTTTGTTCTGGAGTCCAAGTAGAAGCATTAGCAGAGGTAAAGAATACACCATCAAATGGTTGTTTAGTAATTCTCTTATCAATATCTGTTAAATCGAATTTACTTGTTTCTGCAACATAAACTTTATATTTGTCTGAATTTGAAATTGCAACGATTGCATATTCTGTACCTTCTTTTAGGTAAACAGGGAAGTCCCAATTAATTGTTGTGGAGCTTGCTGCATTAGCATTTGCAAAGTTAGCAGGTGTTGATGCAATATCAGTAGGATATACTACAACATCTGCACCTGGAATAATTCTTTGTGTTGGGTAACCATTTTCTACTTCTCTGATAGAAATACAAATTGGAATATTTAAATCAATCTGATTGAAAAATAATTCAACACTAGTTGTAAAAATACCACCCTCGGTTTTAACAACAAATGATTCTGCAATAGGATCATAATATCTAATTAATTCATGATTGGTTTCATTTGTTCTTTTTGTAACTGTTTTACTTTGATTTACTTCTCTGTATGCAATTCTAGGAACCTTAGTGTTAACAATTGTTCTTTGGAATGTCTCTAAAACACCTTGTGCATAGAAATTTTCAATAGCCTTAGTAGTAGAATTAGCATCATCATTTGTTGATGAATCGGTTAATTTAAATTCTCTAGTACCAGTTTTAAATTTAAGTGCATCGGTTCTAGGTATTACAAACGAACCTATAACTCTACCTGAGGCATCCGTTGTTAGATTTCCACTGCCGTCTGGATGGGTAGTAGCATTTTCATAAGTAGTAACACTTGATCTATCAGAGAATTCTGTCATTGCAGATTCTTCTTTACAATATGTCGAAACATCAACTCCATTAAAGAATGGATATACTCTTGTAGATGGTTTTAATAATTCTGCTTGGAAGAAAATCTTTCTTGATCTCATAAATGGTATAAAGTTAGTTTCTACCACTACGTTACCCATAACCTTAGATTGGACATCTGATGTTACGAATGATTCAATACCATCCCTTGAAGCAGTACCAGTTTCCGTAAATGCATTTACTGTAGTTCTGACCTCGGCTCTATTTTTATTTTTACTATTATCAGTACCAGTTAATCTCTCACCTTGGCCCGCGGACATATTTTTATTAGTACTAGATGATGAAATTAATTCTTTACCTGTCCAGTTGGTTTCCCATTCGTTCCAAACTGTTCCTAAGATACCATCAGCCTCTGCCATATTAACAAACTGCTCATAGACAGAATTATCATCAATGATAATGTCAGGTCTTTGGTCTACATCTTTCCATTCATCTGATTCGGGAGACAACTTAATAGTGCCGTCCCAAATAATCACGTTGTATGGGTTAACAAATTCTGCATAAGAAGAATAAGGTTGATTTAATTCTGTTACATTTGTATAAGGCATGGTAATAATACCACCCTTAGCTGATTTAACAGCTGTACCAGAATCACCTGTTTTTCTTACCAGGTTAATATTTCTTTCATCAAACTTAGGTCTTAGGATACCATTTTCTTTATCAATGGATACAGCATAATCTGGGTGACTTGTATCACCTACATTGTGTCCGTAGAAGCCATCAACAATAAATCCATTCTTAAATCTTGCATCTCCATTTGAATCTAAAATTTGAGATTCAACTGCACTCTTTTCTAATAATGAGAGTGATGTATAGTATTCTAAGTTTTTAACTCTTTTATCGAGAGCACCAATATCTCTCATTGTGTATCTCTTATTATCAATAGGTGTTACTAAAACATCTTGAACACTAAAGACATAAGGATTTAATTTAATATTGTATAGGTGAATTGCGTCTTCGATTGACTCTGGTTCAACAGGGAATAATGAAGAAGTCCCTTTAACTACTTTATAGTCTCCAGACTTTGTTAAGAAGATCTTATCAATTCTACCTAAGAAGTGAGTGATTTTAAGCTCAACTGTTCCTACAGGAGCAATCATATTTGTTGCAATCTCTCCTGTACCAGAAGAAAATTCAGAACCTGTGGTTGCACCTGTTCTTGCCTTAGTTGGCCTGAAGTCAATAGCATCCCTTAAATTGACGCCATTGAATGATGGTATACTTGCATAATCATTTGCAAAGTCATATGAATCAACAGAAAAATAATCACCACCAGTATTGTGTCTATAACAATCAAATGTTACAGTATAGTTACCAGCAGGAAGTGATTCACCACCTTTTAAAATTACGTTACCAATATCATAGAATGATTCTCTTTGGCCATTATCTAATAAGAACCTATCGGCATAATCATTGCCCGATGCATCAGTAATTGTTTTAATACCTAAAATATCAACTTCACCCAATGGATATACTGATTGTGCAGCATCATATGTAATAGTAGCAGTAGCATTTAATGTTTTTGTTTTTGTCTTGGCCTGTGCATTTAATTTTCTTACTGTACAAATAATAACAGCAGACTCACCATTATAAGCAGTTAGATTAATAATCGTAATACTGTTTGTAGCAACACCAGATACATTTGAATCTGCGATTTCTAAAATGTCTTGGTTATCACCTAAATTACCACTATGAAATATTACATCATCATCATTAGATAATGTTGTGCCAGAAGGTAAACCAAAGGTAACACTACCACCTGATACACTTTGTCCTGATAATCTTACACGAACATCAATATCGGCTGTATGATTAGATCCATCTTTTAATGTTTTAATAGAAGTTGCTGGTAGTGGGAATACAAGGGTGTTATTACCTGTGTCGAATCTTTTACCCAATGCATCAGCATGTAAATTGGCTTCGAATGTAGACCCTTGACCAAGTTTTGCAACATTACCAAATGCTTGATTAGAGAGCATGGTTACATCAAAGACATATAATCTGAATACTCCTTCAGCACCATCATATTCTAAACCCCTTGCTCTACATGTACCAATGTTTGTTCCACTTGAGTTCTTTAAATCAATAACAGTAAGGTTGTTAATATCAGGGATGCCTTCGCATTCAGCTTCATCTAGTTTTAAGTAGTTACCAAACCCAATAGACTGAATAGTCTCTGGAATTACAAATTCATCTGAAGCTGCTCTGGTTTTATCTAAAACAATGTGTTCTGTACCAGTTTTTTCTACTCGTCGGCCGCTTATATAGGCAACACTAGGCTCAACTCCGATTGCAATCTTATCATCATCTCCACCTTGACCGGCCACCAAGTAACCATTATTATTATTTGCATTTAAATGTTCCTTAATATCAAGAATGAATGGACCAGTAACATAATCTCCACTTTCTTCTGATGTTCTTGTTTCTAGTCTTGTTGACAATTCTGTATCAACAGGATTCTCGTTTTTCTTAAATACGATCCCGTTATTAACAGTCATTAAGTGAATATAATCATCAGTTGATCTAGAAGCTAAATCTATGTTTTCTTTAATTAGATTAGTTTCAATAACATATCTATTTGCGCCTGGAGCAGATTCATTAGAAGTGCCTTGAGCATTATCAACCAGATCAGTATATCCTGCATCAGCAGAAGATTTATCAGATTCTGTAATTGATAGTCCAATAATATATGTTGGTGTATTAGTATATTTGTCAAGGATTAATGTTTCTTTAGGTACATATACCATATTACCAGAGATGAAGTAAACACCTTCTGAAATAGATACACTTGAACCTACACCGGTTTGGTCTGCAATAGAAGAACCAGAAGCACCACCAACAGTAGCAGATTTACTAACATCAGCATCTGAGGTAATAGTTTCACCCGCACTGAATACCTTCTCTTGATTAGTACCTGAATTAGTATATTTCAAGTAAAGAGTAATAGGATCACCAGAGGATTCAGGAATCGCATGAAGTACTTCTGCAGTCAAACCTGTAGTGCCACCAGTAACGGTAGTACCAATAAATAAATTAACATCGGTTACAGAATTACTACTGTGAGTATTTTCTAATTTAACATAGTGGTAATCAGTATATAAAGACAACTTACCATCTAAAACTCTATCGCCGTCTTTAAATGTATACTGGCCCAATTTATCAATTTGAGCCTGCAAGTTAGTTTGTAACTGAGTTAATTCTCTAGCCTGAACAGCGAATCCTGGACGGAACAAAATTCTATGATAATTTTTTGTTTCGTCAAAGTCATCGTGATATGGCGAGACCGAATAAGTTTTTATATTACTAATAGCCATTTATATTTCTCTCGTTTCTAAATTCTAAATTAGAATTCAATAATACATTTAATATCTTCAATCTGTGATGCACTTCTATTAATAGGTGCTCTATTTTCTAAGAAGATTAATTGTCCACTACCTTTTAATACTTCTGCTGCATTGTCTGCAGTACTAGCATGAGTATCAGCACTTCCACCCGTAGGATTTGAACCGGTAATTGTTTCACTGTTTTGGAATAAACCATAACCTGTTTTTGAATTTTGGTAATAATACAATTTTAAATTTGATGCATCAATTTCAACTAGGTATGCTTTAGCGCCTGAAGTACCACCAGTAATAACTTGGTCAACTACAAAGTTTGTTACACTTTCTCCTGCAGCTAGCTGAAGAAATTTAGTAGCCTTTAAAGTAGGCGAAGTAGCAATAGTAGTACCACTTGAATAAGGATTCTTTACAATGACAACTTGTCTGAAATCATTGTTAATTGTAATATCACCACCATCAGCACCATCAAGTTGTGTATTTAAACCAATGAAGAATGCACCCAGTTCACTTACTGGATCAGTACCGTGTCCTGCAGGAGGAGAAATTACTGTTCTAGCACTGGCGTCTCCAATACTGAAAGTAACATCAGCAACTGTGTAGTTTGTTCCCCTAGTATTAATTGTAATACTTGCGACTGTTTGTGTAGAACCTGTACCACTCATTACTGCTGTTGCAGTAGCACCTGTACCATCACCTGTAATAGTAACAGTAGGCGTTGAAGAATAAATACCACCATTTAATACTTCAATTCTTTCAATACCGGCAGCAGTAGTAGAATTATATGAAGCAACCTGAGAAGCAGTTTGTGGATATCTAACATCTGTATCTAAAAGAGAACCAGGAATGCTTGCTGTTCCGTTTCCTGCAACAGTAAATGGAAGAGTACTAACTGGCATATAAGAATTTGTTAAGAATTTTTCCGAGTCAGAAGTTGTAAGTGTGTACATGTATTTCCATGTATAACCGTCCGCACCTGTGATTGGATCAGTACCAGTATGGACTGGTTGAACACTTGTTGCACCACCACCCGCACTTAGGCATTTATAGACTTTAAATTCGGAAGTAATACAGTAGAAGGCTTTATCAAAGATATCTGAATCATCAGAATCCCATGCGACGAAAACCTCTCCATCTGCATAGTTAAATCTCGGTACCACATGAGCTACATCAGATGCTGTGATTAATTTCATGGCAATCATTTGTTGATATGCTTCATTAATATCATCTCTATGATCACCAGGTACGAAAGGAGTTGTATCAGTTAAATCACTGGTGGTATTGGACCAGGCATCAGATTTACCAATGCCCAGATAAACACTAGTGTTTGCATCTGCTACATCTTCCTTAAAATTCTCTGCATTGAGAACTCTGAAAGGGGTTGTAATAATTGCTGCCATTTTAATTTATCCTATAAGTTACTTTCTTTTAATTTAAGTCTATAAAAGAATTTGTGTTATATCTATTTATACTATTTATATTGTTTGATTGTATGGTTTCACTTCCAAATTGTTCAATAGTCTGATTTAAATTAAACTTTTTATGACTATATTTAGGAACAATACCTTTATTATTAAAGTAGTTATTATCTTGTATGGTTCTTGATCCATCTAAAAGGTGATTGAGCATTACCTTTAAATACATTCCAGTTTCTTTTGCTCTGGATTCAACTACCATTGAAGAGCCTAATCTAACAGAAGGATCTAAAACATAACCATTACCTTCATTGGTAATATTTATACTAGATATTTCTGTTGGCGTCAGAAGAGCTATACACGTTGCACCACCACCGCCTCCACCAACTATCTGTACCTCAGGTGCAGAGGTATAACCAGAACCAGGTTCTATAATATACAAACCATCAACTTGTCCTAACTCATTAATAGTTGCTCTTGCAGTTGCTCTTGTACCACTAGGAGGTAAAGCAATAATGACTGTAGGCTCACTTGTATAACTGCTACCCAAGCTTGATAAACGTAGTAGTTCAATCGAAGTGGGTTCCATAACAAACTCTGCAGTTGCCTGAACATTACTCTGTAGTAATATACCATCTTGATCTTTAGCAGTAGGAGGCCCGAGTGTAATAATAGGTGGCAAACGGTATAATTTATTCGCGTCTGTGGAATAAGTAATGGCACCAACTTTACCAGCCCCACTAGCAGGAGCAGGAACATTAGCCGCTATTTCTGTATAACCACTTCCACCCTGTGTTACTGTAATACTGTCAATACCACCTTCTACATTTAATACAGCTGTTGCCGCGGCTCCAGTACCTGTACCTGAGAAAGTAATTGTTGGGGGTGAAGTATAATTATGACCTTGGTTAACTATCTCTACCGAAGTTACAACACCACTTGAAACAACAGGCGAAAGAATTGCTGTCTTATTTAATAGAGCCTTTGGTTGAGGTCCGAACATAGCTGCGAACATCTCTACAAGTAATGGTAAGTCTTCCGCACCAATAACACCAGGTTGAATACCAGGCATAGAGGAGAGAGTAAACCTATTAGTTCTACCATACGCATTCACTAATTGATCTACTATTAAGCCAGTCTCTAAATTTTTAGTAGGTACATTAATACCCTTTTCTACCTTACCATCACCGAGAGCATCTCTTACTAGGTTAATAAGGATCAGAATTTCACCAAAGAAGATAAATCCAGCAGGATGTACTAATCTGTTAAACGTATATTCCCAGTCAGTTAAATTTTTACCTGTTTTAATGAGGTAAGAGTATTTTTGGTATCTGTAACTATCATGTATCTTTATTTTCTTTTCAGAAAGAAATCCCTTAGTAGAAATAAACTGATTAGTATCACTGAACCAATCTCCTGATGAAGGTATTAAAGTATTATCATAAGGTCTCTCAATTTCAACTTCTTCGTTAAAGAGTAACCTAAAGAATGTCTCAATAGAATCAGAGGAACCTCTCACCTTATAGAAGTCTACGATTCTTTTATAAAGCGTATTTTTATTTACCAGTAGTCCTCTTGGAATGGCAGAGGCAATTTCTTTCTGCATCATTTCTAGGTACTGATTACTCGCGTCTAGCTCACTATCAGAGTTCTTGTCAATGTCCATAAAGTCCTCTATGGCATTTAAGACATAAGAGGGACCAGGACCTACCCAATTTTTAATCGGTGTGGTTAAAGAGGCAACATCACCATTGTATGCAGATAAACCACTGATGGTCATTGTCTTGCCTATTTCTGATGTACTATTTCTTAATGAGCCAGGTAGCTCGTTACCATTTGATATAGCCACATTAGCACTATTCAAAGCCACTGTAGCAGTATTACCGTCTTGTCCCTTAATCACTAATGTAGAGCTATTACCCTGTTCATCTGTATAAAACTGATTGTTTTCATTGTCAGGATCAGAGATACGAAAACGTGCAACGCCATCCAAAACTAGGTCCGTATGAGTCTCTTCTTGCTCATATATAAACTCATTGAGGTTCATAAACTCGTAGTATTTCTCTAAGAGTAACTGAATACCTGTATCACCAGACGCCTCTAAAATCTCACTCGGTATTACCTGTTGTATTCTCAGATTCTCTTTAGTCTTTTTCTTACTAGAGGCTACTGTTTCAATGTACCCTGGTGAATTATTCTCTGCCATATTATCTTAACCTTGAGTTAGTGATATAGTCAATGGAACCTGATGCACCTGCAGTAGAGATAGTATCTACCTCTGCCGATATAGACACATAAGTCTGGTCAATATTTAATAACTGATCTCTTTTAGGCGCAATATCTAAACTATTAGGTATTACTGTTACCTTAATATCTGTATCGGTATCTACAGCAAAATTATTAATAGTCACTCTACCCTTAGAAGCTTCAATAGTACCGGCGTTATTAATCACCGTAATATTAGAACCTTCAACTATCTTGTACACAATAATGGTCCTATTAGAAGACCCTGTAACCACCTTATCACCTAAGTAATGGTCAACACCCCCAATTTTAAATGCAGTAGAGTTTAAAATAAACTCCTTTTCGGAACCTGATTCAAAGATACCAGAAGCGTATGTTAGGTTAAAGTTATTTAGATTACGTGTAGTCTTAGCCGATATAGTCTGGAACATATAAGGTCGGATAGTAGAGTTTAGAATAGACCTATCAGAACTATCTATGGCTTTTAATATTTGTGAGTACCTAAACACGCCATCAAATTTATTGAGGTTATTAAAGTTGTAGTCACTAATAGTATCTCTTACTACACCTTGTAATTCAACATTAGTTCTATCAGTTAGGTTAGGGTTGTACTTAAAGAAGACATCAAGCTCTAAATTAGTAAAGTTAGGGTCTACAATTTCGGGCGTAATAGACACGATATTTTTGCCCTTTAATACGGTATCCTTAATTGTTAACTTTTCGGCAGGAGTCAAGGTGGCTGCAGTAAGAGGCTTCACTGCCACATATACCTTACCAAAATCAACAGGGTCATTATCTTCACCACCCCATGTACTAATAGAAGATACATTAGCGAATGATTTCAGTATGATGGCTCTATAATCATCTGATGTTACGGCTCTATTTTGTGCAGTAAATGTCAGAGGTGCGTTGAACCTAATAGATTCTATAGACTCTCTATCTGAACCACCAGCACTTGGAGTCACTGTGGTTACTGTATAGGATGCGTTAACTAGTCCGCCAAGCGTAGATGATAAGTTAAACGTAGATGCCCCATTACTTTCTTCACCATGCGTGTAGATGTAATCTAAGGTAACGATATTATTATTAACCGGTTTCTTACCAATAACACCATCACCAAAATATACTTCATATCGGCCGTTAGTGTTTTCTTGTACGTAATGAATCTGTGATGCAGCGTCAACGTTTAAGAGTGATTCAAACCTACTATAAATGTCGTAGGTCAATGCCTCTTCGTTTTCCTGTACACGAACTCTTAATGTAGATGTATCAACGTCTAAATCTGTAATCTGGAATTTCTGTGACTCAATGTCATTATCAACTCTGTATAAGAGAGATTTATAGGTACCTTCTGCAATAACAACATCTTCAAAGACAAACTGTTGAGTCGCACTACCTGTAACCGTTTGAGAGTTCACTACAACATACTGATAGGTTTCTCCCTGTACTGTAGTAGTGAGTTTAGTACCTCTTGGTAGAGTTAATGTAGTGGGGTAAGAAGGCCCGGCAGTATTATCTACTGTTAATGTAATAGAAGCCCTAGGAGCAAGTACCGATCTTGGCACATATCCTAACAACTTAGCTCTTGTTACCACATTACCACGTATCTGTGCAGAGTCAAGAAAGGCCTCATTTAAAGAATAGTGAGCAGCAACGGCATTATAATGTGTATTATATGCAAGTACATCAAGGAGGGTTGACAAACCACTACCTTCAAAGTTATAATCATTAAACTCTGTTTGTTGCTTAAGATAATTCTTTAGGTTATCTTTAATCTGATCGAAATCAAGTTCTGTTACATTTAAATTAGTTGCCATAATTCTACCTTAATCTACGTAGTACAATCTCGACTGTGCTTTCTTGGTCAGATTGTGTAATTAAAAATTTTACTGTTATTCTATAAGCGTTTCTATCAGATAAATCATCAACAGCCACATATATAGGCTTCACTCTTGGTTCGTCCTTTAATACTCTCTTAATATTATCCTCTAATGCAAGTTCTGTTATAGCATCAGCAGGTTCAAATAATAACCCTCTTAAATTAGCACCTGTAGCGGCTTGAAAGGGGCGTTCATGGAAATTAGTCAGTATTAGGTTACGTAATGAGTTCTTTACTGCCTGGTCATCTCTTAATGGTATAATATCTTTTCTGATCTTATGCAGTGTTAGCTTTAAGTCTAAATCACTATATCCCTTTGAACGAGATACATTAGATGCTTTATTCACTCTACCTGAAACACTTCTATCTGATAGTATAGAAGGTGAGGTGATTATGTCTCCGTCATTTATATTAGCCATATAGTTATTTATACCTTTTATGTAAGTGTTTAATCAGGCTTCTTTGTTTTACCAGCAGAAGAACCACCTGATATAGTATGTGTATGAGTGGCCAACGTAGCCCCACTATCCGTAATGGTATCACTAGCCACAATGGTACTCTCATTAGTCTGTGCTCCACTCACAGCTAAGGTGTCCTGAAGCGTAGTAGAGTCAGATACAGTAAGGGTACCAGTGATAGTAGTATTACCATCTATGTTCACGATATCGTTTACTGCGTCTATTAGCACAGTGCCTTCTTCATTGATATTAATAATTGTACCACTCTTGTGTCTCAATTCGATTTCTTCTACATTCATTGTAAAAGTGTGATTGTCTTTATGTCGAATTCGCACTTCTTCTTCAATCATTCTAATAGTGTGATTATCTTTATGAGTAATCTCTATTCGTTCCTCACCAGGCTCATTATCGTACTCTACTCTATGTCCTGCCTCTGTAGTATGTACCTTATTATTAGGATAGTGCTCATCTACCTGTAGCGGCAAATCAAGTATGTCTTC